CACCAAGACTGTCCGCAAGACCGATGTTCGCGAGGTCGTGACGTTTGGACCGAAGATTCATTGTTTAGCTCCTGAAGATTTCATCATACCAGCGAACGCCACGAAGAACATCCAGACCTGCGAATTTGCCACGATGCGGATGTGGATGGGCAAGGACGAGCTGAATCTCCGCGCCCGCCTCAATAATTGGACGGTTGACGACGCGGCGGCGCCCGATACATCCAGCGTTATTCGCGCCGACCGCCTCCGCACGGCTGGAGTCAGCGGCGGACAGTTAGATACCAAGCCGCCGGTCACGATTGGCGACACTTTCATCTATTTCGACATCGACGACGACGGCATCGAGGAGGATTTGGAGGTTATCTGGAACATGACTTCGGGGAACATCCTGAAGGTCATGTACAACCGATACGATTCGCGGCCGTTCGTGCTGGAATGCTACCAGGACCGCGCCCACACGGCGTTCGGCCTCGGCGTGCTCGAAATGATGATCCCGTTCGAGCGCGAAGTGACCGAGATTCACAATAATCACATCTGGAACATGATGTTGGCCAATACGAAGATGTACCAGGGCCCGTCCACAGGGATGCAGGAGACCACATCGGCGTATCCGGGCAAGTACCTCATCAACGATGAAGGTCCGCAGGGCGAAATCAAGGTTCTGGACATGGGCGAAGTGAACGGGACGGCGATTCAGGCCGAATCCGTAGTGACGGCGATGGGTCGCGAGCGCGTCGGAACAACGCAAATCAGCGCCCCAATTCGCTCATCGAGCCGCACTCCCGGCATTTCGATGCTCTCAATGATGCAGCAGGCTAATCGGCGCTTCACGCACCCGTTCAACAACATGCGGAACTTCGGTTCGCAAGTCGTGATGCACTGTCTCTTCCGGCTACAGGAGCAGGTCCGCGCCGGGAACAAGGATGTCGTCAAGAAGCTCAAGGAAATCCTCGGTGACGATAGTGCAGCATTGGTAATCGACCTGTTCAAGCACAGCAAGGTCGAATTGACCGATGCGCTCGATATTCAGCTAACCGCCTCGAGCGTCAGCGTCAATCGCGAGTCCGACCGGCAGAACATGGTCATGCTGGCGACGCAGATTTGGCCGGTCTACTTCCAGGCCATGACGCAGCTCGCGCAATTCATCGCGCAACCGCCGTTCCCGGGTGCCGACAAGGTGGCGAAGCAAGCCGAGCACGCCATCAACAAGTTCTTCGGCAAGATTCTCAAGACCTTCGACCAGATTAGCGACGTCCGCAGCCTGCAGGTGGACCTCGACGACATTCAGCCAATGATGCAGCAACTCGGCATGGAGCAGGTTCCCGGGCAGCTAAACGGCATGATTAGCCAGATGCAGCAGCCTAACGGCGCTGGTCCCGGTGGTCCGCCGCAAGGCCAACCGCCGATGCATTAATGGCCTCCGCCGACCGCCTCATTTTCGCCTGCCGTGAAGATACCGCCGTTCTGACTTCGCTCCGCGCGTGGCTCAATGAGGAGCGCGAGACGATCAAGGAACGCGCCATCAAAGAAAAGAATCCCGACGAGGTTTTGGCGCTCCAAGGTGCCGCGGCGGTGCTCCGCAAACTGGCCGATACCATCGCCCAGCAGGTCAAAACAAAGTGACGGTGCTTGACAGTAGAACGCTGTTCGATATAAGGCATTAACTATGCCCGACGAAAAGCCTAACGATACGGCACAGAGTACGCAGGACGAAAAGCTCGCCGGTCTAGTCTCGGCATCAGTCACCGCAGGCCTCAAAACAGCGTTACCCGAATTGATGAAGCCGTTCGCTGACCAAATCAGCGGCGGGTCGATTCGTCGGGAAGTACAGGCACCCGCACCTCGCGCAGCGCAGATTGCCGAGGTGAATGAGGACGACATCGCCAACGCCATCGAGGCGGGCGACAAGGCCCTAGTCTCGAAGTTGCTCAAGCAGCAACGCGCGGCAGACCGTCAGCGGGCCGATCAGGAAATCCAGCGCATTACCTCTGCGGGTGGCGCGGCCTTCGGGTCCGTCTCGCGGATGGCGGCGGACAAGCTCCCCTACTACTCCGGTAAATACAAAAAGCTCATCGACGAAAAGGTCGAGCAGTTTCAGGCCAACAACCCCGGCGTGATGGTCACGCCTGAGCACTATAAAGCCGCGCACGACATCGTAGTCGGCGAGAATATCTCAGACATTCAGGCGGCAGACCGCGAAGAAGCTATTAGGAAGTCGCGCGAGCCCGACCCGGCGCTCATCCCGAGCGGTGGGCGCGGCGAAGTCGAGGAGACCGAGAAGGAGCCCGAGAACTTGGCTCAGGTGCTCGGTGGCGACTGGAAGAAAGAGTTTCGCGTCAAGCAGCGCGCCGTCGGTGGCCGCAGCGATGACGAAGAATTGCGCAAGCTCGGCATCGTCGGCGGACTAAAAGAGTTCGTCGGCGTCCGCCGGCAGATGGAAGCACTGGAAGACGAGACCAACGGCAGTTTGGGCCTCGACCGCGACTGGACCGACGAAAGCGGCCGTCAGGGTCAACGCGCCGATAAAAACAAGGGGAGTTGGGTTTAATGCCGAAAGGCGAAAAGCCGATGGATTTGCCTGCGGGCCATGAGCGCGACGAAGCGGAGCGCAAGGTCGCAGACGAATTGCAGGAAGAAATCGAGACGCGGCAGGCGCGCGATGGTATCGAGCCAATCGACGCGGCCAAGATGGCACGGCGCGACAACGAAATTTTGGGGCAGCTCGACTCGGCGGGGTTCATCCCGATTGAGAACCGAGAAGATGGCAAGCGCTACGTTTTTCTGACTGCTGCTGACGGCTACCCCGACAACGCAAAGGCCAATATCCGCCAGATGCACGCCGATGCGAAGCGTCTGGGGATGCGGCCTGTTCAGGGCAAAGACAATCCGGTCGCGGCGAATCTGATGGGCAACGACGTTGCCAGTGGCACGACCCTCCGCGCGGTAGGCGACACCATCCTGTTCGAGCAGACCGAAGAAATGGCTCAACAGATGGAAATGGCCGACCAGCGCAAGATGGATAATCAGATGGCGGTCGAGGAACAATCGGTCGTCTATGCTCGTGAGCGCCTTGGACGTCATGGCCTCCCGAATACCATGCATGGCGTAGCGGGCGACTTCGGGCGCGATGAAGTGATGAGTCGCGTCGCAGGTTCCGCCGGCCACGCCGAAACATTCCAGTACAACCCCAACCGAACGAATTTCACGGAAGGCGATTTGCGCCGCGGCTCGATGCCCGGGCCGGATGGACGGACGCTTCAACCGGGATTTGAGACAAGGAGAATGCGCTAATGGCGTCGAACATTCAGCCGATTGCACAAGGGCCGACTCCCGGCTCGTGGCAGGATGCCTTCATCTACCACTACGCCGAAGCGGCAAGCCAGAGTTACGTCGTCGGCGCACCGCTTAAGTTCTCGTCCGGTGGGATGGCGATTATCAGCTCCGTCACCGCTCCGACCATCGCGGGTGTAGCAATCTCGAAGGCGACTGGCGTGACGGCAGCGGACGCTCCGGTCATCTTGCCGTTCGACCAAGTGCAGTTCGAGGTCAGCGTCGATACGACCACGACTTCGGGCACCGCGGCGCTCGGCACCGGCAAGCCCTCCGACTTCACCATCGGCACCAGTTACGAGCTTCTGCTCGATAGCACGAGCGGCAATTACTACATGGGCACCGGCACCAGCAATGCGGTGTTTCAGCTCATGGGCTATGACCCTGACCAAAAGAGCTTAATCAACGGCCGCGTACAGGTTCGCATCCTGACGAGCCAGACCATTTATAGCTAAATGGAAGAACGGAAAACCAGCACTGAGGCAGTTCGCCGCCATCGCGCCCGGTTGGGCGTTGATGCAGTGCGCGAACGAGGGCGCGAGCAAATGCGAAAATATCGCGCCGCCAATCCGCACGTGCAGTTAGTCGGCAATTATCGAATCTCAACCGCTCAGGCAAAGTCGATTTACGCACTAATGCAGATAGCTAAGTGCCAAATCTGCGGCGACCCCGACCGGAAAGTAGTGTTCGACCACGACCACAAGACCGGCGAGTTTCGTGGATTTCTTTGTCAAGCATGTAATTCCGCGCTGGGCAGCTTTCAAGACAGCCCATCGTTGTTGGAGGCCGCAATTAGCTATTTGAAGCTACGGAGCACTTAGACTATGCCAGCACAAACTAGTGCATTCTCAGACCTTTTAAGCACACGTTTTCAGACTTATCTTGTCAATGTGGGCAAAGAGTATCCCCGCCTGTGGCCGCGCTGGATCAAGAGCGTGGACATGGAGACCAACCCGTATATCTCATCGAAGATTTCGGGCATGGGGCAGCAGCCGTACAAGCCGGAAGGCCAGCAGTTCGTCCCCGACCTGCCGATTCCGGGGCCGAATTTCCAAGTCACCGCGACTCCCTACGGGCAGTTGTTCAGCGTGACCTGGGAAATGTGGCGCGACGACAAGTACGGCGTGATGGGCGAGATGTGGACCGACATGGGCCGGTCGAATCGTTTCCGTCAGGAAGTGCAGGCCTTCGCTACATGGCCGAATAACGCCTTTAGCGTAGCGACCGGCTACGACAATGCGACTCTCTACAATACCGCGCATGTCGATTTGGATGGCACCACGCAGGCCAACCGGCCTTCGCCCGATGTCACCTTGTCGCAGACCGCAATACAGGCAGGTCAGGTCAACTTCGACCTGCTGAACGACGAACGCAGCCGCCCGCAGAACGTGGCGGCGGCCCGCGTTGGTATTCATCCAGCGAATCGGTACGTTGCGCGAGTGCTGTTCGGTTCGTCGGGCCAGAGCGGAAGCGCCGACAACAACACCAACTCGATTATCGAGGACGATCTGACTTGGGGCGTCATCCGCTACATGACCCGCAAGCAGGACTGGACTCTCTCGGCGCCGATGATGGAATCGGACATTGAGTTCATGTGGCGTGACCGCCCGCGCGCACGCACCTTCGACGACCCCTTTATCGAGGCGTCGGACCATACCGTCTATCAGCGGTTCGCGATGCGTGTCGGTGACTGGCGCTGGACCTACGGCAGCTCGGTCGGTTTCTAAGGAGCGGCAATGGCGCATTATAGCGAAGTCCAATTTGCTCCGGCCTTCTTGCCAGGCGGGACGATTCCTGCGGTTCCTTCCGTCTCGAACGGACAGGGGCTCAACGGTGTCGGCGTTTATTTCGTCGATGGCGCGAACGGCAACGACGGCTACGACGGCAGCACTCCGCAGACCGCGTACAAAACGCTAGACGCGGCCTACAACGCTTGTTTCGGCGGGCGCAACGAAATCATTTACGTGCTTGCCTCGGGCACGTCGGTCAACTTCTCGTCTGCGATTGCTTCTGGCGGCGCGGGGCTGGTGTGGAGCAAGAACTTCACCCACCTTGTCGGCCTCGGCAGTTACGGCGCGAGCGGGCAGCGGGCGCACATCTCGAATGGCGCTTCGACCAACCTCTACACGCCGATGATCGAAGTACGCGGCAACGGCTGCATCTTCCAGAACGTCGAGCTGTTCAATGGCGGGGCTTCTGCCACGGCGGCGGCGGTTTGTTTGCTGGTGACGGGCAATTACAACGTCTTCAATAACTGCCAAATCAGCGGCGGTGGACACACCACTAGCGCGACCAACGCGGCTTGCCGGTCGCTCGTAGTCACGGGCAATGGCACCGGCGGCGGCGGCGAGAACACCTTCTATCATTGCTACATCGGCCTCTCGACCATCATCCGCAACACGACCTCTTCGGAAGTTGAGTTCACGGCGGCGACTGTCCGCAATGTGTTCGAGGATTGCACCTTCATTACCTGGTCGAGTTCGACTGGGACGCTGCTGGTGAAAATCGGCGCGGCCGGCATTCAATCGTCCCTCGTATTCCGCAAGTGCCTATTCATCGGCAACAACGTGGAGGGCAGTGGCGCGACTCCCGCGCAGGCGCTCTCGATCAACGCGGCTCCGGGCGGCGTCATCGTCACCTCGGGGTGCTTGGTTGAAGGTTGCACCAAAGTCGAGACTACGGCCTGCGCCCATATGTTCGCGGAAACTGCGACCTCGATGCTCGGTATCCTGAACACGGCGTAATCATGGCGGATAACAAGCAGGGCAAAACCGTCATCCCGGCGAAGAACATCGTCCAGCGCGTAGGCGAGACCAAAGGGCCGATTGCCGGGACGGGCGTAGCCAAGAAGGGCTACGGCGCGATGAGCACGCAGAAGGCCGGCAAGGATAATGTCTAAGAAAGCTGCCAAGGGCAAAGTCGAGAAGACCATGAAGGAGTTCAAGAAGGGCTCGCTTCATTCCGGCTCGAAGGAAGGCCCGAAGGTGAAGTCGCGCAAGCAGGCGGTCGCCATCGCGCTCTCGCAGGCCCATAAGTCGAAGAAGGGCATCGTTACGAAAGTAGGGAAATCGCTGGCGTGATTAAAGAGACCGACATCGGGCCTAGCAGCAAGGGCAAGAATCTACCGCCGACCAAGGTTGTGCAGGGTGACGGAAATGGCGGTAAATCCTCGTCTAAATCGGCAAAGGGCAAATCCGGGAAGGTAGCTCTAGGTAAAGCGGCTCGTTCCGATATGTACCAAGGTGCGAGCGGTACTTGGTATCAAAACGGACGGAAAGTGTACGCTGGCGATCCGGGGCCGCAAATGCTGAAACATCCCGAGGCGGTTCAGAAGGCCTACAAAGAGAAATTGGCTCGCGACGAAAAGGCTCGCGGCAAGGGCAAGACGAGCAAAATCGCCAAGCGCAAGAAGAGCCCAATCGGGCGGATTGAATACACATGAATCGCAAAGGACCAATGGGGACCGATCAGGCTTATAAGCCTACGCCGTCCATTATGGGAGGAAAGATGAAGAAGAAGGCGATGCCCAAAAAGGGCAAAAAGAAGTAGAGGAGTTTACTCGGTGTGGCGATCGCTGTCAGAGAAGTTGCGCGGCAGGTTGTCGCGAATCTGGGGCTCGACTCCGGATACGAGCTTGCCGCCCAATGGGTCGGGCAGCGATACGCTGAACTGGCCGCCCGTGCTAAGTTCCGCCACCTGCGGCAATACGGCCAAGTTTACCTACCTGCCCCAATCAACAGCGGAACCGTTACGGTCTTCCTCGATAATCCACTCGTATTACTGGACTCTCAAGCCCTAGCTACCTGCCAAGCAAATCAGTTCTATCATTGGCCTGACGGCTTCACCGGGCTCTGGTTCCGGCCGCAGGTCGCGCTCACCTGGTATCGCATATCGCAAGCATATGTCGATAGTATCGGTAACGGCACGCTCATCCTTGAGACGCCGTTCGCGCAGGATAACGGCTTTCTTTTCAATGCGACCAATCCCGCGCCGCTAATTCAGGTCGGCATTCCGTTCTACATCCTGCCGCGGTACGTCGAGCTGGCACCCGAAGCGCGTCAGTTGGGCGAGTTCGTCTGTGACTTCATGTATCGGGCGTTGCAGATGGTCAGCGAGGATACGCTGAATCGCCGGATTGCGCCTAACCGTTTTCTGGTGTGGGCGTATCCGCAGTTCGTGGCCGAACTCAACAGCAACCTCAATGTGACGGGCGCTCCGAAGGTGGTCGAGATTTATCCGTGGCCGACAGAATCGATCACGATGCATTACACCTATTGGGCGACGCCACGGCTGCTCGACATCAGCGATTACCTGCCGCCGACTATCGACCCCGACATCGTGCGCACGGGGGCGATGATAGATGCGTGCAATAACCGCGCTGGGAAGGCCGTGCGCATGGGCAATCTCGAAGAGGCGGCCTACTACACCAATCTGGGGAACCAGAACCGCACGGAGTTCGAGAAGAAGATTCTGCGCGCCATCAAGAACGACATGGGCGCCGAGGACTTGGCGTTTGAGTTGCGGCGGAATGGCTGGAAGCCGCCGCTGGATTGGGACCCGGTTCAGGGAGCTTACGAGAATTTCCTTGCGCGAGGCTACTAATGCAGTGGGACCGGAAGAACCGATTTCTCGTGCTGGCGGTGCTGGGCGCTGCGCTGCTGCTCGTTCCGGTTTTCACCGACATGGCGACGCCTACGTTCGCGCCGGCGGCCACGCCCACGCCTACGCCAAAAGCGATCAATCCATACGGCACCTGCCTGAGCTATCAGCCGGGAATCGGCGGCGATTTCTGTCTAAACGACGGCTCGGCCTCGTTCTGGCAGCAATTCACCGGTGATGTAGTCAATAATCGCAACGTCCCTCAATGCAGTCCGACGAATACGAGCGGCTGCGGCAAGCTCACGGTCAAAGGGCTCCAAGGCTTTCCGTTCTTCGGATTGCCGACTGATGGACAGGGCTATTGCTTTCAGGCATCCACGAGCCGATTCGTTCCCTGCAACGGCGTGGGTGGTGGCGTTAACACCGGCACGCAGAACGCCATCGGCTATTACGCCGCGAACGGGTCAACCATTTCTCCCAACATCGACACGGTGGATAGCGTCGGTAACTCGCTCATGAAGGGCGAGCTGACCGTCCATAACCTACAGGCGGCTCCGGGCGACACCGACATTCTGATTCAGCTTGATCCGAATAACGACGCCGTGCTTGGACTCCAAACGGGCGGCCCAAATGTCGCTTGGGGCTTTCAGGCGGCGGATTCATCGACGCTCGGGCATGGGCACTTCGGACAATTCGAGCTGGTTTCCGCACTGTGGGAGCCGTTTATTTGTTTTTCCGACGGCGCGGGCACTTTCTACAATGGAAGTTGCGTATTTAATCAACCAGTCAACGGCGCAACCTCGGCATTGCATCTGATTCGAAATACAGACAGCGCGCCCACTGGCGAGATGATCGACGTGGAGAAGGTTGGCGCCACGATTGGCGGCTCGGGTCAGGAGTTGTGGTCCGTGGACGCCGTGGGGACAGAGCACTTCTGGGGTTCGTCGACCGGGAATATCTCGCTCGTCCCGCAGGCGGCGGCGGGCACTTACAACTGGAATTGGCCAACCACGGCGGGCACCGCGGGGCAAGTACTGACCTCTCAGGGCGGCGGCTCTAGCGCGATGACTTGGACCGCTGGCTCCGGCGGCGCTACGGGTCCGACCGGCCCGAGTGGTCCTGCTGGTGCGACTGGTCCAACCGGCCCCACGGGCGCTGGAGTGACGGGAGCAACCGGCCCCACGGGCGGCACGGGTGCGGCAGGGGCCACTGGTCCCACTGGGGCAACTGGCCCAGCGGGCGCAACCGGCCCTGCTGGAGCGACTGGTCCAACCGGAGCGGGAGTTACAGGGGCAACCGGACCGGCTGGCGCTACGGGCGCGACGGGCGGAACAGGAGCAGCCGGAGCCGTAGGGGCGACCGGACCAACCGGATTAGGAACCACCGGCCCGACCGGCCCTGCAGGTGTTGCGGGAGCGACCGGGCCGACCGGCGTTGGCGACACCGGCCCGACCGGCCCAACTGGGCCATCAGGGGGGCCGACCGGCGCGACTGGACCTGTAGGAGCGACCGGCGCTGCCGGCGTCACTGGACCAACCGGCCCTGCGGGAGCTGTCGGACCAACTGGCGCGGGTGTAACCGGCGCTACAGGTCCAGCGGGAGCGACTGGTCCTGCCGGTGCGACAGGGGTTGCGGGCGCGAACGGAGCCAATGGTGCCAATGGCGCGATTGGAGCAACCGGCCCGACCGGACCGACGGGAGCATCTTTCACCGGCCCAACAGGACCAACCGGACCTGCTGGAGCAGCTGGAGCGGCCGGCGCGACCGGTCCGGTCGGAGCAACTGGCCCTGCGGCAGCAAATACCGGCGCGGCGGGCGCGGTGGCCTACTACGGCGCAACCGGGGCTATCGTTAGCGGCAATACCGGCGCGAGTCTAACGCCGGGCGGCGTCTTGAGCATTACGGCGCTGACGAACGCCTGCAAGGGTAGCGTGACCCTCTCGGCGGGCGCAGGGACGGCAACCAATGCCTGCATCAGCGCAACGAGCTTCCCGATTTGCGTCGATACCACCGCAGCGAACGTGGTGGTCTGTACGCCGGGCAGCGGCACCATGTCTATCAGTGGAACGGGCTCGGATGTCATTAAATGGCTTATCGGTGGCTGATCGTCGTAGTGGTGGCGGCGCTCCTGTGCGCCTCCGTGGCATCGCCCACCAGCTACTTCTACGTCCGTAGTGCGGCGGTCGGACCGCAATTCTTCGTCGATAACTCGGGCTCGCCCGCGTGCAGCGACGCCAATCCCGGCACCAGCAGCGGAGCCCCGTGGTGTACGCTCGGGCACGTCGCCTCGATTCAATCGGGATTCGTCCCAGATAGCCACATCAACCTTAAGGGCGGCGATACCTGGCACGAGCAATTCGACATCACGAATATGCACGGCACCCCCGGACATCCGATAGTGCTGGGGCCTTACGGCAGCGGGCGGCCCATCATCAACGGTCAAGGCGTTCGCGGATATTGTGTCGATTCGCTATCGGGGACGCGGCACGACCTGACCATTTCGGGTATCGAATGCACGCAGTTCACCTTGCAGGGAATTGCCTTTCAAGGGACCGGCGGCGCGGGCGGATACGCCCCCGGAATTACCTATCTCAACAATTACGTTCACGATGGGGGGCCGGGGAAGTTCACTGGCGCGACCGTAGGCCCAGACTCTCACGGCTACTGTGTCGCGGTCGGCACTCACTCGGGGACCGACTGCAACGGCAACTCCTATTCAGGGACATTCACGGCCGGTGCCTGCGACGATTGCGGCTATACCAACGCGCTCGATTTTGACGACTTCGGTTCGGGACTCGGCATCGATAGCGTTCACATGATCGGCAACACCGTCCAGAACGTCGGCGGCCACAACTGCCTGCAAGTGCATTACGACGGCGGCGATGTGCTGGTGCAGGGGAATACCGTTGGCCCCGGCTGCAATCACAACGCGATCGACTTCAAGGGGGTTGGCACGTTTCCATCGCATCTGGCGCAGGGTGATTCAAACATCATCACGACAGGGACCAATTCGGCGTTCACCGCTGCCAATGCCAGCGCGTGCATGTACAACGAGAACACCTTCAATGCCGCCTCGAACGTGCTCTGGACAAGGAACGTCTGTTACACAGCGGCGGGGACTCTCGGCAACTACGGCTATCAGGAAGCGAACGACGGAAGCTGCACGCACGCGAACTGCACCCAGAACATCACGCTCTATAACAACACGCTTAAGGTCACCAACGGATTGACCTTTCAAAAGTGCTTTGGCGTGGGCGGCTCGGGGAATAACGCTGACCAGACCTTTATCGTCAAGAACAATATCTGCGAGGGGGGTACGGCCTCGGCTTCGGCGGGCGTCAATCTGACTTGGGACTTCAACGATGATGGCGGCCATCAGGGCAAGTCCTCGTCCTATAGCGGCATCTCAACGGGCGCTCACGATCTGGTCAACATCGACCCCGTCTATGTGAACTTCGCGGGGAACGATTACCATCTCGCCGCGCCCACCAGCCCCGTTGCAAACGCGGGATTCCCGAATCTG